TTAATGCCCTGTTTGGCTTAGAGTATGCAAAGTACGAAAACGAGGACACGATGATTTATGAAACTGAATCATCTGACCGCTCGTTTGAGGAAGAAGTAAAGTTGAGTGGTTTTGGCGCTGCTCCGGTGAAACCTGAAGGCTCTGCAATCAATTATGATTCAGCGCAGGAAGCGTTCACGGCGCGTTATACCCACGAGACTATTGCCCAAGGTTTCGCTATTACGGAAGAGGCAATGGAGGACAACCTCTATGCTTCCCTGTCACAGCGATACACCAAGGCATTGGCAAGAGCTATGGCTTACACCAAGCAAGTCAAGGCTGCCGTTCCATTGAACAACGGTTTCACTAACGCTTATCAGTCTGGCGATGGTGTTAACCTGTTCACGGCGGTAGGCGATGGCGTAACTGGTGGAGGCGGTCACCCGCAGGTTAATGGTGGCTTTAACTCTAACCGGCCCGCGACAGCGGCTGACCTTAACGAAACCTCACTCGAAGATGCTGTGATTCAGATCGCAGCGTTCACCGATGAGCGTGGACTTTTGATCGCAGCCCGTCCTCGCAGGCTCATTGTTCCACCGGCCCTGATGTTCGTGGCAACCAGAATCCTAGATTCTGAATTGCGGGTCAGCACTGCTGATAACGACATCAATGCCTTGAAGAACAATGGCTCCATTCCTGAAGGCTATTCTGTCAATCATTACCTGACTGACAGCAACGCTTTCTACATCATCACTGATGTACCGAATGGTATGAAGCACTTCGAGCGTACTGCGCTTGAGACTTCAATGGATGGCGATTTCGATACTGGTAACGTGCGCTACAAGGCACGAGAGCGGTACAGTTTCGGTGTTTCTGATCCACTAGGAATCTGGGCATCGCCCGGTACGTCCTAATCAGTAGTAGATAATGGGGGTGCGTAGCGCCCCCTTTTATCTGGGAAACATATAGTTTTAGCGACCAGCCCAGTGGACGTTTACGAAGACGCTAAGACGAATCCTTTCGTAAAGAGGTATCTCTCATGGCTTTAACGACCTTTCAAGGCCCAGTACGCTCGCTTGGCGGATTTTATTCCCAAGGCCCAGCGACCACTGTTGCCCTTACTGCTGACACCACTCTTAGCCCCACGACTCACGGCGGCAAGATTATTCTTCTTAACAACTCCGCCTTAACCCTCACGCTTCCTGAAATTAGCGTGGCGGCTGATCCCACTACCAGCGGCCCCGGCGCAGACCCCAACACCCTTAGCGATGTAGGCCTGATGTACAACATAGTATTTTTGGTTGATTGTACCTTGGCCTTGGAGTGTGGCGGCTCAGGAACTCCGGGCGATCTCTTCGTGGGACAGATTCTTCTGGGTAAGTCAGGGGCGGCGGAACAGTATATTCCCAACGGTAGTAGTAATGATGTGATAAACACCAACACTACCACCAAAGGGGGGATAGCTGGTTCCAGCATTCAGGTGGTTCCTATCTATACCAACAAATGGCAGGTTTCTGGCGTTCTGGTTGGCTCCGGTACTCTGGAGACACCGTTCGCAAATGCGTAATTTAGCAGCGGGGCTTCGGCCCCGCTTTTTTGGGAGATAGATATGGTAGATGCAGTAACAACCCAGACTATTCAGGATGGCCCTCGCAACGCCATCATGAAGTTTACTAACGTCAGCGATAGCACTGGCGAAGCCGCTGTGGTTAAGGTGGACGTTTCTGCTTTAACCGTACAGCCTAGAACTGGCGCAGCATGTACCAGTGTTGCTGTGGCAGGCATACAGTTCTCTACCTATAACATGTCAGTCACAATAGAGTTCCACGCAACAGCGAACACTCTGATTGCCACGTTGCCTGAAAATTATTCTGATACCCTTGATTTCTCAGCGTTTACCGGCATTCCCAATAATTCAGCGGGAGGTAAAACTGGAGATATTGTTTTTACAACCAACGGCGCAGGAACAGGTGATACCTATATGGTTGTTCTGACGCTTATCAAGAACTACGAATAGAGGTTTGTATGGCTAAGTTAGAAATATTTCAGAACGGGAATTTCACTGATGGCCGCCCTGTTTACCAGATAGGGTCGAAGAATGCAGACGGCGACTATGAGCCTGTGGTTTTTGACCCTATGGATAAGAACACTGCAAAGGCGAGGCTGGCAGAAATGGTCGGAAGCGTAGCGGCTCCCAAGAAAAAAGCACCCGTTAGAAAGAAAACACCTGACCCACTGACGCGAGCAGAGCTTAAAGATTTAACCAAGGCTGAGCTGGGGAAGTATGCCAAGGGGTTTGGTGTTGAACTTGATCAGCGTGAACCAAAGTCGGTTTTAATAAATCAGGCGGTAAAGGCTTCCAAGAATGGCTAGACGTAACTATCGGCGCGAGTACAAGACTTACCACGCGAAGCCGGTGCAGAAGAAGCGTCGGGCGGGAAGAAATACTGCGCGTAATAAGTTGCTTGCAACAGGTGTTGTCTCTAGGGGTGACAAGCGCGATGTTCATCATAAAGACCGCAATCCAAACAACAACAAACGATCTAATCTAGCAGTAACTTCACGAGGAGTTAATCGGAGGAGAAATGGCAAGAGGTAAAAAGAATTGGATACAATCCGCGATCAAGAAGCCGGGTAGTCTGCGTAGGGCGGCTGGTGTTAAAAAAGGACAGAAGATAAGTGGTAAAGAGTTGGCTAAGTTAGCCAAGTCCAAGAATCCCACTACCCGGAAACGGGCCAACCTTGCCAAAACCCTGAAGGGTTTCAGGAAAAAGTGATAACTAGAGGGCCGTTATATTATGGCAATGGACAAGAAGGGAAAGGTTCGTAAGGTGATGGGCGAGTTCAAGGACGGCAAGCTCCAATCAGGTTCCGGGCATAAGGTTACCAACCGTAGTCAGGCAATGGCTATTGCCTTGAAGAAGGCCGGAATAAATCGGAAGATGTTTTCAGGCGGCAGGATCGGTGACGGCAAAGCTGTACAGGGAACTACCAGAGGAAGAATAATTTAATGGCTAAAAAACAGAGTAAGAAAGGATATGGGAAACCTGCCGGAATGACTGTGAGCGCTACGCCACGGGTTATGAGCGCGGTTCCTCCCCAAACCAGAATAGTGGATGCAGATGTACAGGGAGTTGTGACAAAAAAGACAGCTACTAGGCGGGAAGGAACTGTAACTTCAAAGAAAATTGACGGCATAGCGCAACGAGGACATACCAAGGGACGTATAATTTAATGGCGACGAGTGGAACTTTCACCTTCAACCTTGATCTTGGACAGATCATGGAGGAAGCCTACGAGCGCTGTAATATTGAGATGCGTACTGGTTTTGATTACCGTACCGCTCGGCGTAGCCTTGACCTGTTGCTGCTGGAATGGCAGAACAGGGGGTTAAGTTTATGGGCGGTCAGGGATACCAGTCTTACGCTTACAGCGGGAACAGGGGCGTATGTCCTTAGTGGTGAGAAGTTAGACATAGTGGAAGCCTTCATGCGAACCAACGCAGGAAGCACTACCAAGCAGTCCGACCTTACCATGCAGCGTATTTCCATCGCCCAGTATTCCCACCAGACCAACAAGCTGCTTCAGGGTAGACCGATCCAGTATTGGGTTGAAAGAGCGGCTAGTGGTATAACTGTTAACGTATGGCCTGTACCTGACGCATCACAGACATGGACTCTGGGTTACTATTACATGGAACGAATTGAAGATAGCGGGACGCCCGCTACTCTCAATGTGGATGTTCCAGCACGGTTCTTGCCCCCGCTTGCGGCTGGTCTGGCATATCAGATTGCGATTAAGAAGCCTGAAGCAGCCCAAAGAATTGACTTTCTTAAACAGGATTATGAAGAACAATGGAATCTTGCATCCGACGCGGCTAGAGAGAAAGCCTCCTTGTATGTGGTTCCGGGTGGGTATCAATACTTATGAGTAGTTTTGCAAGCGGTAAACATGCCTTCGGTTTTTGTGACAGGACGGGTTTTCGTTACAAGCTAAGAGACCTTGTGCCACAGATTGAGGCTGGCAGGCCCAACGGGATGCTGGTAGGTCGTGATGTGCTGGATGTGGACAACCCCCAGTGGAAGCTGGGGATGATTAATATGTCTGATCCGCAGGCGTTGCGTAACCCAAGACCTGACGGTGGCTATACTCAGAGCCGGATACTGGGGGCGTTTGACCCGGTTGGCGGAGGCGTTACTCCTATGGGTAGTCGTACAGTGGGTCTGGATTGCTCCGGTTATGTGGGTAGAGTAACGGTGGAAATAAGCTAATGGCATTTACCTTTACCACGTTAAAGACGGCTATACAGGACTACCTTGAGTCCACCGAGACTACCTTTGTCGCCAATCTTACCCTGATTATTACGCAGGCCGAGGAAAGGATACTGCGTACCGTACAACTTCCAGATTTCCGTAAGAATGTTACGGGAACATTGAGCAGCGGTAACGCTTACCTTACGATGCCGAGCGATTTTCTTGCCTCATACTCTCTTGCTATTGATAATTCCGGCTACGAATACCTGCTATTCAAGGATGTGAATTTCATGCGGGAAGCCTATCCCGTGAGTGCCACAACAGGAGTTCCGGCGTACTACAGTATTTTTGACAAGAATACATTTATTCTGGGGCCAACCCCGAATGCTAATTTTGCGACAGAACTTCATTATCTGTATAAGCCTGAATCAATTACCGCCTCTGGTGACGGCACAAGCTGGCTTGGAACCAACGCCGAAACCGCGTTGCTTTATGGATGCTTGGTGGAAGGGTATACCTTCCTCAAGGGTGATGCTGAGTTTCTCCAGTGGTATCAGGCGAAATACGATGATGCTGTGATGCGGCTTAAATCCCTTGGAGAAGGTTACGATACGACGGATGATTACCGTTCTGGCATGGTCAGGAGTGTGCGTGTCTGATGTTTGTATCGGGGATGAACGGCAGTGCTGGTGCGGTTATGGTAGAGACTACGCAGAAGCGTGGCTTTACTGCTGAGGAGTTA